GCTTTAACTAGTGGTAATATATTATTTGTAGGAGCTTTGGATGCTAGTAAAGTGATAGCATCTGGTGATATATTTAGAATTAATACTGGGAATCTGACAATAGAGTTGAAGTAATGGCACTAGTAATATCAGATAGAGTAAAAGAAACAACTGTAACCAGTGGAACGGGAACCTATACTTTAGGTGGTGCCGTCACTGGTTTTGAGACTTTTACGTCTAATTTGAGTGATGGTGATACAACTTATTATGCTTGTACTGACAATACGGACTTTGAGGTTGGTTTAGGTACATTTACTGCTTCTGGTACAACTTTAGCAAGAACAACAATATTAGCCAGTTCTAATTCTGGTAGTGCCGTTGATTGGGCAGCAGGAACCAGAACAATTTTCTGTACATTACCAGCTGCAAAAACAGTCTTTTTAGATGCTAGTGGTAATATAATAGCAGCAAACGCAAGTAATTTAACAAATTTAAATGCTTCTAATCTAGCTAGTGGCACTGTTCCAAATGCAAGGCTAGATGCAGAGTTACAAGCATTGGCTGGTTTAACATCAGCAGCAGATAAAGGCATACAATTTACTGGCTCTGGAACTGCATCGACATACGATTTAACATCTGCTGGTAAAGCATTGCTAGATGATGCAGACGCTTCTGCACAAAGAACAACACTAGGATTAGGCACAGCAGCTATAACAGACACAGGTATATCGAATGGAAATACTTTAGTAGCAGACGCAACAGTAGCAGATGATGATTTTTTAAGGATTAATGGTACTAGTGTTGAAGGAAGAAGTGCTTCAGAAGTAGTAGCAGATATAGGTGCAATAACATCAGACAGCACAACAACACTTACAAATAAAACAATAGATGTAGACAACAACACTGTATCTAACATTGAAGTTGACAATCTTAAAGCAGGAGTACTAGACACAGACTTAACTACTGTATCTGCTACAGATAACACATTAGCTTCTGCAAAAGCTATTAAGACCTATGTAGATGCTCAAGTAACTGCACAAGATCTGGATTTCCAAGGCGACAGTGGTGGTACGTTAAGTATTGATTTAGACAGTGAAGTATTAGACATTGCTGGTGGAACGGGTATAGACACAAGTGGTTCTGCTAACACACTTACAGTGGCTATTGATAGCACTGTAGCCACACTCTCTGGAACACAGACACTTACAAATAAAAGCATTGATGCAAGCCAACTTACAGGAACAGTTGCCAATGCAAGACTAGATGCTCAACTACAAGACGTAGCAGGACTAGCTGTAACTGACGGAAACTTTATTGTAGGTGACGGAGCAAATTTTGTAGCAGAATCAGGAGCCACAGCTAGAGCTTCTCTTGGGTTAACTATTGGAACAGACGTACAAGCTTACGATGCACAGCTTGCTGATGTAGCGGGTTTGACACCAACCGATGGTAATTTTATCGTAGGAGATGGTGCTAATTTTGTAGCAGAGTCTGGAGCTACTGCCAGAACATCACTTGGTCTTGGTACGGCTGCCGTGACAGACACTGGTATATCTAATGGTAATACTTTGGTCGCAGATTCAACAGTAGCCGATGATGACTTTTTAAGAATAAATGGCACCAGTGTGGAAGGAAGAAGTGCTTCAGAAGTTCGTAGCGATATTTCTGCAATAACATTAACAGAAGCATCAGAGGAAGCAACGGCATTAGCAATAGCGTTAGGATAAAGATATGGCAAATACATTTAAATTAGTAACAAAAGCAGGAGTAACGACTGAAGATGTTATTTATACAGTAGCTGCATCAACGACTACAGTTGTCTTAGGTGTTATGCTAGGCAATACAACAACGAGTCAAGTTACTGCAACTGTTACATTAAGTTCTAACACTGCTGCTAGAGCAGGAAATAATGATGAAGCTAACCAAGACGTTGAATTAATTACAAACGCACCCATACCAGCGGGATCTTCTTTAGAACTACTAGCAGGGAATAAAATAAATATGGAAACAACAGATGTATTAAAACTTACTGCATCTGGTGCGACAGATATTGCTTTATCAATAATGGAGATAACATAATGCCTTTTCTTGGTAAAACTCCAGTTACAACTTTTGAGGCTACAACTGCCGTAGATAGATTCAATGGAGATGGATCGGATACCACATTTACATTAAGCAGAACAGTAAGTTCAGTACAAGATGTGCTTGTGTCTGTAGATGGTGTTGTACAAGATACATCAGCGTATACTATACCAGATGGAACAACATTGACATTTACGGCTGCACCTAGTTCTGGAACTGCTAATATATTTGTAAACTTCTTAGCACCACAAACTGGTACAGTTACACCTGCAGCCGAAAACAAAGGCAACTTTAAGGCAGGTGGTTTGTTTAGAACTAATGCACAGAACTTAACGGCTGATACAACAATATTAGCCACAGAAAATGCACAGGTTACTGGAGATTTTACAGTAGATAGTGGTGTTACATTGACCATTAATAGTGGTGGAAGGTTGGTGATATCGTGAGTGAAATAAAAGTTGATAAAATACAAGGAACGAGTGGTAGTGATACTGCTATAACATTAAGTGGTGCAAATGCTACAGTGGGTGGTACACTTGCAGTAACAGGTGTGCATACAGTTGGTAACAATGCTATATACACTTCTGATGGTGGTGCAGTTACACAAAATTTAGTTCAAGGTTTAAGTAAAGCTTACGTTAGTCATAGTCATTCTACAACTATAAATGAAAGTTTTAATACCTCTTCAGTGGCAGATGTGGGAAGTGGAATAGGTCGACAAGTGTATACTAATCCTATGAGTGTTACTAAACATTTAGCAATCGGAAATGCACAAGGTGGGGCACACAACACTACATTTTTGTTTCATGAAATTACAAATGTTACTACAGCCCAAACTGAACACAATCAAGGAACATCAGCATCAAATGGGGCAAATACCCTTGGAGATGGTGATTCTACCATTAGTTCTTTCGGAGAACTAGCATGAGTGAAGTAATACTAGACACAATCACAGGCAAGTCCACTGCAACAACCATAACCATTGGCTCAACACCTGTAGTTAGTTCAAGTGCAAACTCTATGACTATTAGAGGTGAGGGTACGGCACAGACAAGTATTCAGCAAGGGTTGTGTAAGAGTTGGGTTAAGTTAAATGGTACTGGTACTGTAGCAATTAATAACAGTTTTAACACAAGTGGTATCACGGATGAAGCGGCTGGACATTATTCTCATTCTTTTACAAATAATTTTGCAGATGCACATTATGTAGGTTCTGGTTCAGCAATGTTTTCTACAAATAATAATCTTCATGTTGTCTGTATTGGAGACAATAATGGTGCAAATGGAACAGTACCAACATCATCAAGCTATGAACTGCGTAGTCCGTATGTAGCAGGAACTAATGCAGGTCAAGATTGCACTATTGTTAGTATTGGAAATGTAGGAGACCTAGCATAATGGCAAACGGAACAATAGCATTTGATACATTACAGACAAGTGGACAGATAACAGGCACAGCTAAGTCTTTGGATACAGATTATGTTGTGAATGGTAGTGCGAAGGCTTGGGCACATACTAATGGTTCTTCTGGCACACCTTCATTAGAAGATTCATTTAATATGGCTAGTATAACAGATTTGGCTACAGGAAGATACCAACATTTTTTTACAAATACTATGGTTAATAACAACTATGCAGTGCCAACAAGTGTTAATTCTTCTTACTTATCTATTGTTGAAGGATATGCCACAGATAGTTTTCAGTTTAGAATAAGTAGTTCTTTGGGTAGTATAACTCAAGTAGATAGAGACAATGCTGTTTCAGCAACCTTTGGAGACCTCGCATGACAATAGAAACACCAGAATTTCAAGGCACACATCTTTGGGATAGATTGTGTTGGGCAAAAGAAAAGTTAGAGCCACACAGAACAGAATATTGTGTTGTATGGGAAGACCCAGAGACACCTGATGAACCTGCAAAGATTACACATCCTGACCCTAATTGGATGGCTTGTGCTTTGCAAGGTGGTATTTTACCTCCTGTTGAAGTATACTGGGAGTTAAAAAAGGATGAGGCAAAACCAGATTTTGTTAAACATACAAGAGGGTATTTGCTTCACAACACAAAGCCTATTGAGCCAATGACAGAAGAACAGGCAATAGAGTACTTAATTATGAAAGACATACCACAGCATGTATGGAGAGATTACGACAAGGCAAACAAACCTAGAATGGTTATTTGTACTAAGTCACAACTGCCAAGCACTAGAGTGTGGCGAAATGCTTGGAGAATAAACGAAGACATAACCACGCATAATGAAGAAGCTGCTTAAAGGAGAAACTAATGGCAACAACTAACAT